CCCGCGGCGCCGGCAGCAGCGAGAGCGATCGCTTGGCCCACTGTCAGGTAGCCGGGCACGAGCGTTGCATCGAGGTCGATGTTGACTCCGATGTCAGGCAAGATCTGAACGATCAGCCACATCAGCAGTCCGGTGACACCTGCAGCGACCAACTTGGGATCGATCGTTCGGATCTTGCCGATGATTGCTTGCACGTTAGATCACGCTCCTATGCGGGCACGACGTTGAGGACACCGAGGATCAGGCTACGCGGTCGCGTACGATCAAACACACCGCCGCCGTTCGCCTGAGATCCTGAGTTGCTGGGCGAAGTGTTGAACTCTCGAGTCGGCATTTCTCCACTGCGCAGCGCTCCGCGCGCCAGGCCGGTGTGGTCAGCGCCCGTTCCCGGCACGAAGTCGAAGACGACGATCGCGCCGGGCTTTGCTTGTTCTGGCGCGACGCGCACGAGCTTGAATTTGCGCCCGTTTCTTTCAGAGAATGTTTGTCCGGCAGCACTGAGAATGTTTGTAGTGCCAACCCAGTTATCTGGGAACCTGATGCCCGCTTTGAGCCATGACCACAGAACGCCCATGCCGCAGTACGGGTTGTCCGGGATCATCCAACTGAGAGACGAGCCCGCGCGCACAAGATCTGCCTCCATCGCGCGAAGCCACGGGGCGTCATTTGGTCCCGACGTCTCTGTCTTGCCGAGCTGCGTTGCGGCTGCGCTCAGCGCTCGCGTACCGATCGGGCGGTTCATATCCATGATCGTGCCGCGACGGCGCTTGATTCGACTTCTCAGACGCTTGACGCGACCCGAGAGCGTTCTGTGCTTTCTCGCAGCGACTCTCAGCCGCGGGACTTCATGCGCCAACCGATGTCGGTCAGCTTCGAGCTGCTCGCGTGGAGTGCTCATCGACCTCTCCTTGTTGGGTTACTTGGGACAGTCAACGTTCTCACGCAATGAGTTGGCGAACAACCGACCCTCTCTTGCATTTCTTTCGTGTCTAGCGATAGAACGTACACGAGCAGGGCGCTGCTCTGACAAGCTTGTTCTCAGAAGCTTTCTGCCGGTAAGAGCGGCCTCCATCTCACGTCTCACGTTAGCCTCCACCAGGCGAACAATCGTGCAGTTCGCTTGCTCGAGGTCTTGTGTGATGAAGTGAATGCGTATTTGCTCCCCGATCATCAATGCGAGAACAAGCGCAAGCGCCCATGAGAACCCGATACGCCACCGCCGGTCCCCGTTGGCGTGTTTTCTCAAATGTGGACATTGCCACTCAGGATTCACTGTTGTCCTTTCGATTCAGCTCGCGGAGGCCGGACCCGAGCAAATATGTGATCGCAAGAAGAGCAACTGTATTCAGCCCTTCCAGTGATCTAAATGGGATGATCTCGGTATTTGCCGCGACCCAGATCCCGACAAGAATTGTCGCAAGCGCGAAACGAGCCACTGGCAACCGAGAATTGCGAGCCCGCCAAGGATCCCTGCGGCGCATTCGAGAGGGTATGACAGGTCTATTAGAAACATTAGGTCTCACGGGATCCTGTTCAATGGACATTGCAATTGTCGACAAACCCGTGATCCTTTTATGCCAATTCGCCGAGGACCAACAAATCGTTGCCACGAACCAGTGCTGCTATATTTCTTCCATTCATTACTCTAGTTGGTACAAATTCTTCCGTAGACGCACGTATGAGTTGTGGAACATCAAGGTATGAAGTTGCGGCACCACCCATTGCCACATTCAATGGACTGGCATTTGTCACAACTCCCTTGCGCAGGCGTACGCACTCGCGTTCGAGTTCATCGAGGCGCTTGAGGATAGCTCCGATCATCTCGTCGTGCATTAGGTCACCACCGTTGCCCGTGTGTTGCCGGACATAGTATTTGTCACCGCCAATGGAATAGTCAATGTGTCAATAACATGCAACTCTTCTCTGATGCCGATGCGTTCACGATGCACGAGAACGACATCCCCGGGCACAAGTTTAGGGTTGACGATAGTCCCGAAGCTGATGCGTTGCGTTGTTCCGAGCTCCCGTGCAAGGATACCAGTTGCCGCGCTCAGGGCCTGTGCGTTCGTTGTCAGGAATTCGGACTGGTAAAAGCGGGGCACACGACCAAACGGTCCAAAGTAGTACGTGGGACTGCTTGCGTTTGTGTCGGTCGCAACGCCTCGCACGGGAGCCACGCCATCTCCCATGTTCTCACCTGTCGCAATCACACGATTGAATGAACCCTCGCGCGTCCAGTTACGCCCGATGTTGACTTGCACGCCTCTCGCACCGTCAGTGATTTCCCACACTGGCACGCTCAATGCTTCGACCATTGGCACCGGCCGCAGGATCAGCATGCCATCGTTGTCGAAGAACAACTCCATCCCGAGTGATGTTGCTATGTTCTGACAAAACGCCCACCGATCGCTGCCCTCCTCAGCGATGATCGTGGACGTGGTACTTGTTGAGACTGTTGCGAAGTCGTATTCGACTTCAGGATATATCAATTGAATAGTAGACAGAATCGCTGTGTCATGATTCACGCCCGACGCGATCTGATACGGTTCCTCGAAGCGCGCGTCAATCACTCGTTGCGATCGGTCAAATCCACTGACTCGAATCTCAATCGTTTCGCCCTTGTCTTCTACGTCAACGTCTTGAATCCGATAGACACCGAGTGGCGCGTACTCGATTTCAGATTCATTGTAGTGCACGCCGCGCTCAAGTTTTATTTCAGTGCCGTACGGGACGAGCCAGTCGCCTGATTCCGTGGGTATGAGATCCAATGTGCCGTTGTCCACCACTGTCACGTCAGCGCGGCCCCGTGTCGCTGCTTTCGCGTCGAGCGTCACGGTGCCGTCGAGCACAGCACCCAGTGGTTCAGATGAATTGCCTCTCAGCAGCGTGGCACGTATCGCGGCTCTGTGCGAACGTGCGATAGTGGACAGGAATCTATCGCCCTCAAAATCAAGGCTCAGGATTTCTGTAGGACTACCGTATGTCGCGTCAAGTGTGACAGTTGGCGCGGAATCGTTCTCTCTAGCAACTTCAAGCGTCCGTGTTGTCGCGCCAGGTGTCAATCTCAATTCATTAGCGTTGTCCGTCTCTGACGCCAATGACAGGCTAATGGTTTGAGCAGGCGCGACGATCAGTGCTGAATCCATCTCTGTTGCCAAGCTCAACGTCAATGACACCGCAGCGGGTCTCGGTGTCACTTCCGGCGCGCTGTCTGCCTCTCTCGCGGCTTCAAGCGACACGCTATTAGTGATTGACACAGTAGGCGCTGAGTCCGTCTCCGTGGCGAGGCTGAGCGCGACGAACTGCGCAGGCGCGACGCTCACGCTCGGGGCACTGTCCGTCTCGACGGGTGCTTCCAACGCTATTGTGCGCGCAGCCTCAACAAGCGCCAATATGTCCGAATCTGACAAAGCAGATCTGAAGAATGCAACCTCATCTATAGTGCCAAGAAAGAAGTTTTGTATTCCACCGTCCGCAGCACCTATACACTTTGTTGCGGCGTTGTTGACCATTGTGGAATTTGTAACGGTGCCTGTGATATTTCTTTCCCAGGCATATGTTCTAAGTTCAGCACCGTTCTTCCTTATGGTCAACATTGTTGGCGCGTTGAGCGGCAATGATGTTGTGCTTTCCATCAATGTGGCAACTTCATTTCGCCGAACGATTATTCTTCCCGTGGCTGTAACGAAACGAACAATTACAGACTGTGATCCGCAATCTATAATTGAGCTGCCGAACCCACTTCTGTCTCCATAAGCGGTTGGCTTTACAATAGCGATTATTGTAAAGACATCCCCAAGGTCGAGCTCAGTACGATCCGCTATCGAAATGAACCCCGTGCTCCCTCTAAGGAGAACAGCGGGGTCCGTTGCGGCGACTGCCAGGCTCGTTTGATTGAGGACGAATTCGCCTCTGTACGTGCCGGATGCACCACCCATGCGGTCAACAGCTGCGGTGCCCGACGTGTCACCGCAACCAAAGTACGCGCTGGGCGTATAGGCTCTGACCGCAGAGACGAACGTCATGCTATGGGAGCGGGCTCAGCTCTGCTGTAGGAACGATCCACACCGGCTTGGGATACGGCACGTCAGGGTAACCGCACCACTGCTCGCCGGCATCTTCCACCGTTTCGGCAAGTGTGAAGGGCACGTCACCGTACAGCACCTTGTCACCGCTTCTTGGCCCGAATGGAGGCGGGGGTACGAGCAGGTTTCGCAAATTAGCGTACGCTCTCGTCAACACACCCTTGGTGGTCAACGTCCTGAGGTTGCGCTTCAAGGCGATACCGAAGAACTTCTCGCGGCCATTAAGCGCGGTCGTGCCCATTGGTGTCAATGACTGTGACACGCCCTGGTCCAGCGCCTGAAACCCACAGAACACGTCGACCGTTGGAAAGCGATTGGCGATGTCCAGCCACACCGCGGTTATTGCGTCTGCCACTTGCTGATACGTCATGGCCTTTGGCCAGCCGTAGTTATCGGTCAGCTCACGTCCGTCGTCAGTGCTGATGCCGTACTCGGTCATCCAGATTGGCATGTCTGGAATTCCAAGTGCCGCAAGGCTTCTCAGCAGGCTTCCAAGTCGCAGATCGTAGAACATGCCGCTCGTCACACCTGCCGGCGCCTTGGGTCCGTAGGCATGAATCGTCACACCGTACGCTTTTTCCTTGAGCGCGGGCGCGGCAGCGAGCACGTTTGCGATCCAGGACGGACTGCGCAGGGCGTCGTCTCCCTGCACCAGGAGCCTGACCCCGAGCGGTGCAAGCGCGTTGGCGACTTCGAGCGCACGACGCCCATACGCCTGCGCGGTACTCGTGCGCGTTGCCGTTGAGACTTCGCTACCGAAGTAGCTTGTCTCGTTGCCGTACTCGAATATTCTGACTTGAGGACTGGCCTTTGCGGCAGTGACTGCTTGTGTTGTCGTGTACGTTGCAGGGATCATCATCAGGGGCTCTGCACCCATTGCGACGATCTGAGCAACTGCTTCTGGCTTCTTTCGCAGCACGTCGAAACGTGCGACGTCTGGTCTGATCGTTTCCAGTGACCATTGCAACATCGGCGGGCCTGTTGTCCAGTCCGCCGGCACATCCAAACCCAACTTCAACATGTGACCCCAACCTTCCTGTTATGCGGCTCTTGCCACGTACGCGCCGCTTGCGTTGACCACGACTCCGATGTTACCACCGTTCGGCGTCACCACGAAGTCATAGATGCAGCATGGCACGATGTTGGCGTCAGTGCCGCTTGTGCTGTCCGAGTCGTATCCGAGGACCAGGAATGCCCATCTATCACCTTCTCTGACTTCTCTAAACGTTTGGTCCGGAAAGTCGACTGTGTTCTGATTACCAGAGTTGTCCACGGTCACGGTGATGCCTGCGGTCTGGTCGAGAACGATGCGGGCATAGCCGCTGTTGGTGACCTCGTCTGTGTTCGCTTCCGCGATGATGGCCGCGAGCGTGTCGAAGTCCTGCAACGTTTCTATGGTTGCAGTCGATCTCAATGCTATCAGAACCAGCACTGAGTTCGCCGGGTCATTCGCGTTGACACGAGCGGCGTACTCACCGACCTTTCCAAGTGCTATGTTTGCAACCTTTGCTGCCATGATTCCTCTCTAGGGTCGCGCCACCTCTATCCAAGGCAACGTGTCGATTGAGTCGCCGACTCTTATCTTGTCAACTGCATATTGTCGACCATTTGACGAGAACATCATCCATCGGTCTGGCCGCTTGTCGGTTGGAAGCATCTGCAACAGCAATGGGCTTCCTGAATCGAACAAAGCGTCCAGTGCTTCCTTAGCTTCGCCTTCGGACCAGAACGCGATCGTTCCAGCATTCGAGCTCGGTGTGTCTGACACCACGATCGGCACTTCTGAATCAAGTGGTTGGAACACGCCCTGACGTGCGGTTCTTGTGCTGTCGGGATACGAGAAGATGTCCACGCTCATGTTCAAAGCAGGGTTCGTCGGGTGCTTGAGCCAGCGCTCAAGTGATTCCCATCTGCCTTCCGCTATGAACCATTCAGACCATGCGTATGATCCCGTGGAGTATATGTGTCCTGTTCGCACACGGTATCTCATCGCTTGGCTATTGGGCGCCTCATAATCCCACGCTGTGAAAAGCCCTTCGGATATAGGAGTCGCCAAGCCTTCACCATCAACGGTGCGCAGCGCAAGCCACGTCGCGCCCCCGTCGAGTGAGCGCTCCAGCGTCAAGCGGTCGATGGTCAAGGACGTGCTGGTCGATGCGTGCGCCGCACCTGTCCACTGGAAGTTTCTCGTGTCGCCATCGAAGTAACTTCCGAGTGCCGCTGAATTCTCAGCCAGCCAGCCGGTAGCGTACCACACAGCAGCACCTGCACCAACTTGCTGTGTTCGAACCTGATAGGCACCATCTGCTTCTGCGGTGAACGTAACTGATTGTCGAGTCCATGTTCTCAATGTTCTCAACGCAACAGTTCTGATTGATCCAGCACCTTCTGGTCTTGTAATGAAGATGTCGATTTCTGTTGCAGTGCTGAGCGTTTCGATGTACGTCCAAGTAGATATGGTGTATGTAAGACCCGCTCTGCACGCTATTGGTATCATGGCTCGTGAGCCACTGACCGTACCTTCGTGTTTGAATGCTGTCGTCACTTCGGCAGGAAGGCCACCCCCTGATGCTGGGAAGCCTTCTGTGCCGAGTGTTCTAGCACTGAATATTCTGAGATTGACGTTCGTCCATCCGGTTGTTACAAGCGCGCCACCACGCGGATTGGTAACAGGATTCGTGCGCAACGCAGCAGCCGGTGATATGTTCAAGCGAAGACGCCCGTCTTCTCTCTCTTCAGTGATCGTCATGGTCGGTGACTGAGGCGGCAGGATGTTGACGACGAATCTCGCCGATCTGAATTCTGACCAGTGGGCTGTGCCAAGCACCGACTGTGCAGAACGAACGTACACGCGATAGTTGCCGTTCGCGAGGACCGCGCTCCTAAACGTGGTCGCGGTGCCCGTCACCTGTCTTGATTCAACGGCAGGCGAGGTAAGGACGTTGAAGCCGCCTTCCGCTGCGACTTCCTCTCTAAAGACTCGTATGTCGGCCTGCGCCTGGACACCGCCGTCAGCGTCAAGCGTATTGGCCCACGTCGCGGTTATCTCATTCGTCGTGAGGAATTCAAAGCCTGTGGTTGGCGTAACCAACGTGAGCACCGGTTGCGTGACGTACATGATGTCCATGTATGTCTCATACAACCGCACAGCTTCTGGTTCGAGTATACCCGTTGACCCATAGATCCACAATTCCGCTGAGTCAATATTTTCATCTGTGATGCCCGCCATATCTCTTGAAATGGCAGTAATCGTTTGAATTTCCGTGGAGCTTATAGACCAATCATCTTCGATTACCCGTCCATCAGAGAGCAAAATTACGGCGTACATAAGGCTGACCCCACCTCTTGTACGAGCCGCGCGCATACGCACGGATACCCGTCTGATGACAGCGTTTCTTGGAAGAGAAAGATCATCAAGTCTTACAACAACGTATCTCGTACCCCCTGTATCAAAAGCACTCAGATACGACGCATCAGAGTTATCATTCAAAGCAGCATGGGCCGTTGCTGCTCCAGTAATGGTTGTAGAGTTTGTGGTCGTTCCATTGGGCCGCAGCGTTGAAACCGTCATGGGCGTCTCCCAGCTCGGAACGTGTCACGCGCGCGACGATCGTTCTCACTGATCTCTATTCTAATGAAGTCCTTGAGCCATTCCATGCCTTCGGCGATTTCTATATTCACCGTAGGTCTCTCACCAATGGGCTCTCCGCCGTGCACCGTGGCAAGCGCTGGCGCGCCTTCCGGACCAGGAACGTAGCCGCCACTCCCATATGAACCGACGTACGGCAAGCCACCCATTATGCCGCCTCTACGCAAACCCCAGCCGAGCATGTCTGGTATGAGTCTGATCTTTTCACCGAATTTTCCACCCTCAGCAAAGCCTGGCGGGTGACGGTGAATCGGGAACATGCCAGACCATCCTTCGGTCCATGCTGCGCCATGGCCTGAACCGGACTCGAAGAAGCGACGCCCGAGTTGCATCATGGTATGCGCGTTGCGCCCAGTGGACCCACGAACCCCTATCGTCACGAGCTCACCATCGCCCGCGGCGCCGAATGTCTTGAGCCCATCTGTAGTGATCGGCGATCCAAGGAACCCGCCAGCATGAAGTACAGCACTCACAGCACCAGAGCAGTCCCAAGGACCTGCAAAGGAGCCATGTCCACCGCCATACAGATACGGCGTGTGCATATCGTGCATGGACTGCGCTTGTCTTGCCATCGCCACAAGCGATTGCAACTTGCCCATGCCTGGGAATGATGAGTCACCAGAGAAGAGCGACGACACCTTATCCTTGACCCAGTCCACGACGTTGCCGATCGCATAACGCCCGAGGCCAGCGATCCAGTCAGGAAGGAAGTCAGCAGGATTCGGCAGCTTGTCAATGATGAACTGCGCGCCTCGCTCAAGCAACCCAGCAGGCAATCCAACAACCCTAGACATCGCGTTGCCAAGACCTGAGAAAGCGCCTCCAGCGATGTCACCAATGCCACCAAGGATGCCGCCAAGTGCGAAGCCTGGGATCTTCATACCAAGCTCACGCACGAGCGCGCCCGTCAGCGCAATCGCACGCCCGCGGTACGCCGGGTTGGTGGGGATCACGTACTCAGGATGCTTGGGCGCCTCCTCGCCGACGATAGCCAGCGGGCGCGTGACCTTGCCACCCTGCGCGTACGCGCCAACGTTGGGCCTGTCACCGGCTGCGCCTGCGCTGCTCGTGCGGGCACCGAGTGTGACGTGTCTTATCTCAACACCGGGGAGAATGTTGATTACGTCAATGATGGCGTTGATGAAGTCCTTGATCTTATCGCGAACGCCCTCGAAGACGTTGACGATCCTGTCACGTATGTTAGTGGCAAAGCTGGAGACACCATTCTTGATGTCCTCCCAACGATCGGACAGCCATCCCTTCAAGCCGTCGATGCCGATGAGGTTCATCACCCTGTCAACCGCGCTGCTCACGGGGTTGACTATCAAGTCCTTGACGCGCTGCCAAGTCGTGCCGGCTGTGTCCTTGATTCGATCCCAGACACCAGAAATGCGGTCACGCAAATCGACGGCTATATTAATGACCCTATCGCGTGCAGAGTTAATCGGGTTCGCGACAAGCTCCTTGACACGTTGCCATGCCTCGCCCGCCTTTGTCTTGACTGAAGTCCATATATCACTGATACGGTCACGCAGACCTTGGAATATGTTGACAACACGGTCCTTGATTCCCGTGACTATTCCAATAACAGAGTCCTTCGTGCCGTCTATGATTCTAGTGATGATGCCGTCTATCAGACCCCATATCGTTTCAGCGCCTGACTTGATTCGATCCCATGTAGCAGTAACCTGTTCCCACAGAAAGTTGACTATACCGACTATGAGCCCGACGGCTTCCTTGATCGCTTCGTATATTCTATTCCACGATCTAATGGCTTCATTCTTGATGAGGTTCCACAAGTCGGTCAAACGATTCCACAGCCATGAAGCACCGGCCTTGATTTCCTCCCAGTCCTTCTTGGCGCTTATGACTATTTCGTGGAGTATGCCATCCCACGCTCTCTTGATCGACCCCCATATGTTTGTGACCTTAGCTCTGGTGTCCTCAGCTTCTCTTATCATGTTCGCATTCAGCGCTCTGATAAGTCTATTGCTTCTGTCAAAGCCACCGATAAGATCAAGCCCTTCGCCGCCACCGCCGCTTGTTCTGCCACCCCCATCACCAAGCGCGTCACCGGCTCTTCTTCTGCCTTGTCTCGCAGCATCGTCAGCAACAGTGCCGGCTATTGATCTGAGACGTATGCGCACCGTCTCAGCTATCGCGGCTGCCGCTCTCTCAACTGCCTTGTCTGCCTCTCTCAAGCCAGTGACGAATTCACGTCCGAGGTAGATGCCAGCCGCGTTGTAGTCGACTCCGTATCTTCTAAACAGGCGCATGATCCGAGCATGCGCCTCCTCGCGTGTCGCTCCTTCACGCATGAGGAACCGCATAAGCCGATCAAGTTCTCTTGTGAAGTGACGCCGCTTGAGCGCGATGCGTGCGTCAAGGTCGATGCGCGCTCTCTCAGCTTGTCTTCTAAGTTCGTCCTCTCTCAATGCGGCTGACGCCTCAGCGTACGCACGTTCAGCTTCAAGCAACTCCTTTTGCGCCGCTTCTCTGGCGTCGATCTCTCTGCGCTCAAGTGCTGCTTGTCTGCGAAGCTGATCCTCTCTTTGCGCGTACAACGCCTCGGCATGCGCTCTCTGTGCGTCCTCAAGTGCCTTGAGCGCGTCGTCGTATCCTCTTGAGTTCGGTTCGAGTTCGTTGACTCTTCTTTGTGCGTCGTCAACTCGTCTCTGTGTGTCCTCGATTGCTCTCGCAAGGTCTTCAGCACGTCTCGCCGCTTGCATTTCCTCAAGCTCTCTCTCAGCAGGAGTGAGCGTCGGTTCAACAGCGGCCATCGGGTTCGCCATGCGCGCCTGCGCGGCTTTCAAGCGCGCTTCGGCATCGGTGAAAGCTCGTCTCAATTCATCGGCGATCTTTCTTGAGTCAATGCCGGCGAGGATTCTCTCGCTTCTTGTTCTGATCGCGCTTTGGATCGCATCGAAAGCTGCGAGTGCGTCTTCCGCAAGAACAGACCATGCCGTTTGGAATGCTGCACGCTTGTCCTCGATCGCTTGACGCGCGCGGTCAACGGCGTTGCGAACGGTGTCCGACAGTCTGTTAGGCAGCTGTGCAGACCCGAGCAGCCAACCTCTGACGGCGCCCTCCGCAAGCGGACGACCGATGAACTTCTCACCACCATGCTCAACAGGTGAGAATGGATTGAGCGCGTTCAAAGCACTGACCAGCGCGTTTTCAACAGCACGCTTGAGGAGCCCGGGCAACGCGGCAACGCCTTCCATGACTCCATTGACAATTGAGATGCCTATGTTGAGTGCCGTGCGGAAGATCCTTGCTGGCAAGCCTGCGATGAATCCTATGACCGCGTTGAACGCCGACGCCACAGCGCCCGCTATTGTGCTAGCAAGACGGGTGATGAAGCCCCATGCTTGCGTTGCTGCGCGAGAGATCGTGTTCCATGCTGATCTCAGGAAAGCGACGATCGAGTTCCAATTGCGGAAGATGAGGTATGCAATCGCGATCGTAGCCGCAGCGATCGCTACGTACGGATTAGCGAGCATCGCAACCTTGAGCGCAATGAGTGCACCCTTCACCTGCATAAGCGCGTAGAACAAACCAGCGCCACCGATCATCGCGCCGACGAGAACACGGATGGGCGCGGGAAGTGTGCTGAACGCATCGGTAACCACGAGCAGCCCATTTGTCAAGTCGGTCATCAGGTCAAGCACCATTCGACCAGGACCCTCAAGAAGAAGCATCCCGCGATTACGCAACAGGTGGAGCTTCTCCTCAAAGTCAGCCGTGCGGTTCGCCGTGTTATTGATCGACCCGTCGGCTTCTCTCAACTTGTGGACAAGCCCGTCAAGCTCGAAGCGACCTTCGCGCACAGCACCGACAAAGTCCGACACCGCTCGCTTGCCGACGATGGGGAGCGCGAGCGCAAAAGCATCCTGCTCCTTTCTTGCACTACGCACACCCTCCATGAGGGCTCTGAACTGCTCGGCAGTTGTCTTACCCGTAACACCGAGCAAGTCTGTAACGGCCTTGACTCTTGCAGATGGCTGCACAAGATTACCAAGCCCGAGACGCATACCAGCCATAACAGTCTGGATGTTGACGCCTGCTTGCTCGAATTGACCGAAGATCGCGAGCGTTTCCTCGAAGCCGAAACCCAGCTGCCGAAGTGGCACACCGTAAGCCACCGTGTTTGCCGTCAGTGCTTGCAGGCCCGCACCCGTGCGCTTCGTCGCCTCGAACACGGCATCCATCGCTCTTGGCTGATCCTTGACCGCAATGCTCTGGTCCTTGAACAACCGAGTGATGTTCTGAATGTTTGTTGAGAGATCAGTTCTCGTCAAGCGCGACAGGTTGAGCATTTGCTTCGACACTTCACGCAGTGGCTTTCCCGTCGCGCCGAGACGCGTATTGACTTCACCGATCGCCGTTGCGACCTCATCCGCCGAGGACGGCACTTCTCTGAACACCGACCGGAAGTCACCTTTCAACGTCTCAAGGCGTCTTCCAGTTGCGCCAGTGATAATGTTTATCTTGTCATAAGCATCATCAAAGGCCTTGCCGACCTGATACAAGCCGATGCCTGCGGCCACCCCCACTGCGGCAAAGGCACCGGCCATCTTCAACTTCGCTCCTGTGCTCATGGCCTGGAACTCAGCAAGCGTTCGAGCGCGAGCAACCTTCAATCTCCGGTAGAGATCGGTCGGGTCCGCCGTCAGATCAAGTACTGCTGATCCGAGCGATTCACTCATATACGACGTTCATCCCCATTGCTTGCAACGCTGCCAGGTCTGCCTTGATTGGCTTCTCTCTCGTACGCCCTTCGTTGGCTATGCGGCCCATACCGCGCAGCCAATCTCTCGCCTCATCCGCTGGCAAGTTGCCATGCGCCGCTGCGGTTGCCGTGTAGAGGTCGAGCGTGCGCGCCGCCTCGATGCGCGGGCGCCAGCGCTCGTACGCTGCGAGCAACCACTGTGGCGTGTGCAACCATGCTTGCGGGTCTCCCCCGTACGTTGCTTGAAGTCGAGCGATCAGCTCTCCGAGGGGGTCGAGGCTGCGAGTGCCATTGCCAGGTCCGGGCCCCCCGTCGCCTCCGCCAACTTCATCATCGCGTTGCCGAAGGCGCTCATAAAACCGAGCACCACGGCTTCCTTCTTGAAGTCGGAGATTCTTCTGAAGTCCTCATCACTGATGTCCTTGAGCACCAAACGGGCGGCCTCGTTCATTGCTCTTGTCATCTTCTCTGCTTCAGCTCTTGACAGGTTCGGTCTGTTGTTGAGCTTCTCAAGCAGTCGATGCAACTGCATGAGACGTGCGCGCTCCACGATCGACAACTCGTCCGGCAGAACCATGTCGTAGAGTGGACCGTCAGTCTCGAACCGAACCTGCTTGCGGTCCGGGATGATGTCCGACAGGTCGAGAACGTCCTCGTCCTCTATGAGGCTTCCCATGTGACTATGACCTTTCCTCAGTCTGTGTCAGGATCAGTGTAATGCCCATTCTCTCGCAAGCACGTTCAAGTGCCTCAAGTCTCCGAGCCAGGTCTCTCTTGCGCTTACGCGCTGCCTTCTCGTCACGCTTTGCAGCGGTCAACTTGCGTTGCAGGCTGGCCCGAGCCTGTGTCATCCGTCTGACTGTGGCGGGGCTGGTCATGTTATCTCGCGACTGCTGACTGCACGCGGAGCGTGCCGACACCAGTTGCCGCAGCGTCGATCGCTCGGAACTGCGCCTCCAGCGACGCCGGTCTGCCCTTCGTGAGGTTCACCGCTGGGCTGCCGTCCTCAATGCAGGCCGGGCACTCGTACTGAGCGGTGAGTTCGTTGTCGATCGGGGACATGCCGCGGGCCAGCAGCGCGAAGTGAGTGACGTTGAGACCCCGCAGGATTTCAAACGACTGCTCACCCGCCACTCTTTCCGCAGCGGCGACGGTCGTGATTCTCGCGTCATTCAGGATCTTGGCGTACATGCCAGGGCTGAGGTCCACGAGCGTCAGTGCTATGAGGAAGTCCTCCTCGGTGCGGAATGCCTTCCGCGGTGCGGTTGCGCCAGCGCCACGGAAGAGCTCCATGCTCTGCGGGTGGCTGACGGTAACGCCTGCGTCGTCGTAGTTCTTGACGCCGGACGTACCGAGCTTGAACCAGAGTTCTGCTCTGACGAACGTTTCCTCTCCCGCGTCAACTCTCGGGAACGCCGTCCCGGTTCTCGCGAGATACACCGTATAAGGCGCCGCGATGATCTCATGTGGTGCGGCCACTGCTCATTCCTCCTCGTTGTGTTGACTCGGCTGGCCTTTGAGGCTCGGCAGGTCTGCTGTCCTCGACCAGTGAGACGGCGACGTACGGCGCGGTGACGAGCTCCTCCGCCACGTCGTCAGGCACCTTGGTCGTGTCACCACGACTGAGGTCTCTGTCACCGACTCTCAGTATGTCTCCCTCCGGTCCGTCAAATCGAATCGTCTTCACTGATTCGATCCTTTCTTGTTAGGCGACGGCTACCTCAGACGCGAGCACTTGCCAGCTGCTCCAAACGAACGGCCAGTCGCGCTCAGGATCGCGCAGGGGCTGAGGCCCGCTCCCCTGGCGTGCCCAGTGAATGAGACAGCCTTCCGACACTCTGCGAACAAGTTGAAACTTCAGGATCTCGTATACGACGTCTGACACCTGCTGAGCGTCATGCAGCGTGGCGCCGTACGCGCGCACATCGACGCGCCTGTCGCCGTACGCTTGGCCCCCGTTGCCGTACGTGCCGAGGCCGCCTGCGAGCGCCAGCACCACGCACGCTTGCGGCATGCCCGCGATCACGCTTTGCGGGAGCTCACCGCCTATCACACGTTCTGCGGTCAATTCGGTGAGCGCTCTTTGATTGAGCAGGTACGTGCGCAGCGCGCTTGTGAGATCGGGGATCACTGCGCCTCCAGCGCGACGCGAATCCGCTCGACCAACTTTGGTCCCTCAACGTCGAGCGCTGGACGGAGACAAGGCATGGCGATCATCTTTATGGTCCCGAGCTCAAGCCAAAAGAAATACACGACACCATAGGAACCGAATTGCCCGACGACGATCATGTTTCTCGTGACCCTTGCAGGTCTTATTTGAATTGAACCCTCAGCGGTACCCGTACGATTCTTCCACGGGTGTATTGCTTTCGCGTGGATCACAGCTGCTGACGTGGTCTGGTCAATGCCGACCTTGGCAGCAGCAATCACCGATCTGAAAACGTCGTCTCCTCTCCAATTCAGTCTCGGTATCATGTGATCCGTTTGACCACCACGTCGATGAAGGATGCCCGTCGAGCCGGTGGCTGATCGACCAGCATCGGTCCGTCATAAACAACGGCACCAGTGTCAGCGCGCGTCACGTCAGAGATGCGATCGCTCACAGTGATGTCGGTGTCCGGTGGGAGCAACAAATGCCGCTCCTCTATCGCTGCGTTGTCGCTGGGTTCACCAGGCGCTTGACGACCAGGTGAACCAAGTGACGGCGTATACATGAGGCAGGGTACGTCTCTCGCTATCGGTCTCCATTCTGCCCTTGCTGCTTGACCCCACCCGTCTGTTCTTCTGTCCTGGTCACGTTCGATTGTCACCAAGTAATCGAACGCATGACCAGCGACTTGTGCTCCAACGTCCCGTGCGCTTTGTGGAAATGCGTCACTGCCTCTGCGTCCTATTGCAGCGACAGCCCGCGGCATCAGAGACCCCGCAACTGACGATGAGTGAAGGCGTCAACGTCCATTGTTGCTATCTCTATTTCGGCATCGTCATCGGTTTCTCTGTCGAATCTATCGGCAAGTTCCAACATCGCTCTTGCGACAGCCGGTCCGTCAGTGGTCAAGTCAAGGAACTGGATGCGCTTTGCGATCAGCGCCTCGTTGCCAGCGATCGCTCGGCACGCGAGCGCGGCCGCACTGCGCACGCTTCCCCGCATCCCGAGGAATGCCGCGATCTCCTCGTCGGCAAACAGAAACGTTCTACCGTCCTGTCCTCCGGTGTCGGAGATCAGCAGACGGACCTTGCCTTCGTCGGTTGTTACGTCGTAAGTTGCCATGATGGTGTCGGATTCAAGGCTGCGCTAATGCCGTGCCCTCAACCCGTCTCCTAGGCCCCGCTGCCGTTGGATGCCACTGTCGCCTTCGTGCCGCCCGTGGACAGGAGGCGCGTACCGCCGAAGACGTGGGTCACGCGCCAAGCACGAGAGTCGTCTTCAAACGACCGCATTTCGTCACCGCCGGAGCCTCCGACGCGACGCGCGTTTGGCAACCGCTCGAACAGTGCCGGCTCCTCATAGCCGCGGAGGAAACCGACCTCCAGCGCAGGACGTCCGGTGTTCGGATTACCGAACAGACCCCATGTGGTGTCCGCGTTTTCTCTTGCGATGATCGGCAGGTACGGAACGACCTGGACTCTGACCTTGCCTCTCATCCAGTTGGCCGCACGGATTCTCTGTTCTCTCGATCCGCCTTCAACTTCGAGTTCTATCGAGAGCGCGTTCACGAGATTTTCTGCAGTCACGACGAGCGCCGGTGAGATGAAGAGCGTCACTGCGTCGCCCATCATCACTGGTTCACCCTCAGCGTCTCGCATTTCGTAAAGCTGTCTGAACGCAAGCTGCAAGCCTCTCAATTCCAGAGGCGGGTTTCCCGTGACGACGTTGCTGTATCTCGCTTCATAAAGGAGCCCGTTTGGACCTCTTGTTCCGATGTAGAGTTCAGTGGCGAACTTCTCCTCACTGCGTCGTGCTGCACGCGCAAGGCGCTCAGGCGCCGACCGGAAGGCGTCGAGGTCGTCATTGATGAGCGCCTCCCACGAGAGATCGAGCCGACGCCCAACCTTGCCGACCGAGTATTCGTCTCTCGATTCGGTGAGGGATGCCTCTCTGTACTCCTCCAACTCGCCGACTCTGGGGAGCACTGTCTCAGCGCCGTCCACTGCGAACCGTCTGACGGTCCGGAAGTCAGGCACCGTTCCTCGTCGTGCGAAGTTCTGCCACGTCGGCGGGATCTCCGCGTAATTGGCCAGAAGCTGACGGTCGAGAATGTCGGCGAACAGGATCGGGAAATCGCTTGTGCTCATCGCCTCCTGGAGGTGGTAGAGCGGGCGCTTCCCGGATCTGATCTCACCGATGAACACCGCTGCCTCGGTGAGACGTCTCTTGTAGTCTCTCGCCTTGCGGTGCTCCCCGACACGGACACGGCCGTACTTCTCTCCGCCGTCCCCGCTGAACAGCTTCTGAATCGACGCCTCTTCTGAGCGTATGCGCTCGATGGTGTCGCTCAGTTCAGCCATAGCGTGTACTCTGCTCCTTCTCTTATCCGGGGACGGCTAGTAGCCGACCTTGACGTGGATGGTTTCGGTTCTTTCTCTCGTGACTGCTTCCAGCGCGTAACCGAAGCGGACGCCGTTTGCTCTGTCCACGTTCAGGAGTCTTTCATCGAAGTAGACGATGTCTCCTGCCGCGACGGCGAGACCCGCTTCTCTTTCTCTCGCTTCGACGGCGAGGTCGAATGAACCGTCCAACTGAACGGTGCCTCTACCCCCGTTCGCGACCGTGTCGGAAGCGTCGGTCAACATGACGCCCGGGATCTGACCTATCAGAACCGGGTCACCCGACAGCGCGGTCGCACCGGGTGCCCTGGTCGGTGCGAGTACGAGTTGTGTTGCTCTCTCGTGAACGCGATTCTTCGCCATGGGTTACCGCCCCCCAGCAGCGATCTTCGCCGTGGACTCGTCCAGCCCGAGGCCCTTGAACGCCTCGACCAGCATGTCGTCGTCGGTGTCGCGCGCGCCGCTGCGCCCGCCCTCTCGGAATGTGGCACCTTCACCGTGGCCAAGATCACGCGGCATGCCGCTACCCGTCGCCTCAGTGAGATAGTCCATCTCCTCGCGAGCAGCACGCAACGCGCGCTCCTTGAGCGTGGTCTTGTCGAGTCTGCCCTCATCAGTGAGGGGCAGTCTGCCCTGCATTGCCTCGCGGGCGGCACGCTCACGCGCGCGCTCCGGGAGATCCTTGACCTCGTCCGACTTGAGAGCCTCCTGCACGACGGTCGCCGCGCCAACGCGCAGCAGCGCGTCCTCGGCCCGCTCCCGCTTGGCTCTCTCGGCCTCGGTGGCTCTTGTCGCCTCATCGACTCTGCCCGTGAGCTCCTGCACCTGCTTCTCAAGGGCGGTGATGCGGGCGCTTTGGTCGTCCGCCATGCCTTCCTTCCTCTCGATTGCCTGCATGGACGATTCGGGGTCGGCGTACGGGTCCCGTTCGTACAGACCGGGTATGTTCGCCTCGACCGAAGCATTGAACGCGGTAAGGGCCTCACCGATCGCGCTAGACAAACCGATGCGCTCCTCGCGCGTCAAGTGCCCTTCGCCGAACAGGTAGTCCGTGATCCGCGTGAAGTCTGAATGGATGCGGGCCTCCAGCCAATTGCCCGCGTTACGTGCCTCTTCGACTCTCGTTACCTGAGGCCTACGCGCGTGCTCACGCGCTGACTCGATGAGCGGCCCGACTCTTCCGCCACGTCCTGCCCTCGTGACGAAATCAACGGACTCACCCTCGGTCAATGCGGTGATGATCGGGCCCCTCCGTCCCTCCGCCTCACCTTCTGAGGACTCACCGTAAGCGATGATCGACGTTCCGATGTCCTCAGAAAGCGCGTCGATCACCGGAACCCAATGTGGGAAGATGTCCGCCTCAGCGACGAGTGCCTTGCCCTCCATCACTGGCGTTGTCGCAATGCGAGCAGCCAAGTCTCGGACGTCGCGCTCGGGACGTTCAGCCTCCTCCCGGGGCGTTGGATGATTGAGGTACATGTGAGTGCCCGGTGGGAAGATGCGTGGTCCGTCACGCCGCAGTATCGCCTCGCTGTAGTAGCCGGACGAACCCCACCCCTCGGTGATGATGGTGATCTTCCGTCGCTGCGTTCCTGTCGGGCCCGGTTCAGCTGCTGCGACCGCGCCGACCTCTTTGAGCTTGGTCTTCATTTGATGATCGGGCTCCAGTTGAGTGTGCACTGAGGATGCGTTTCTTCCATCGCTGCCTCAGCATCTTCAAAGGACATCTCTTCACCGTCACGTTGCACGCAGTCCGGGTCGTCACCAACGAGCGCGTCATGCGCGAGCAAAGCCCGCACAGTGTCCGCCTCCTTGTAGACCGTGAACGTCGTCATTCGCGATGCGTTCAGCGTCTCCGATCGAGCAATGAGTTGCGCTCGATACCGCGATCCTGCGTTGACGAATCGACCAGCAGGAACCTCGTTCTGGATCATACGAGCGATCTCTTTCGGCCCCAACTGATCCCGCTTGCCCTGAGCGATCGTTCGATACAGCGCCGACTTGGTGTGCTCTCTCAGGTCAAGCAATCCAAGCCGCTGACCACCTATCTTGATGATTCTCGCGCTGAGCTCATCAACCAGTCTTATGCCAGCACGGAGCTCAGCATTCGCTACGGTCACCGACTTTTGACCAGCAACGAGCCATTGCTCCTCGAAGATCGGTTGCAAGTTTCTTCTCGCCCACCTGTCCAGCTGTGCTGCTCGGACGATCGCCTCAACGCTACGCCGTTCACTGTCGGTGACCGCCTCAACATGCAAGCCACCAACGCGCTCCGCGGCGGACGCGACGTGTCTCCCGAGTGCTGCGAACTGCACCCGCAATTGCGCTGCGAAGGATCCCTCAATACGTGCGAGGGCGGTGAGGTTGCGCCGCGCGAACCGCGCACCTCTACGCGCGCTCACGGCTCGTTCGAGCACCTCAGCGAACTCTGTGCGCGTCGCATCGTCAGCATGCCGCATACGTGAGACGAGCACAGCAGCGACCGCGGGATTGGGCACGAGCAACTCAGGCATTAGTGATCCTTCCCGTGCCGTTGCACCGCGAGCATTGATGTCTGGTGGCTTCCCATCTACCTGAGCCATTGCAGTTCGGGCAGGTAGCGGGCTTCGGCTCCTTGGCGCGTATCGCTCTGCTCATGCGTATCGTCCCAACCACCAACGAGGAACTGGTATGTGCCCTTCACCACCGCAACGGGGGCACCGAGGATCACGGCCTTTGCAGATCAAGCAAATAGCTGGTCGTATGCCGGGCTCATGCCTTGTGTGATCTGTGATCGTGATTCTCACGTTGTTCATGTCGTCACCGGTGGGATTGGTGTTTCTTGTTCGCCCCTTGCCTTGAGCAGATTGGCAAGTTCCGTTGTCGCTCTTGCAAGCGCCTCGACGTCTTCATCCGCCAGTTGCTGAATGGCATCATCAACGTTCGAGATGCCAACCGCCTGCATGAGGAGTCGCACGAGCTCCTCACGCGGGATGGTGCCGGCCTCGACCTTGCCATCCAATGTTGCAGCGAGCACGATCGCGCGGACTGTCGCCTCAGGATCATGCTCAAGGATCGGCGGGAAGGAAACGTTTATCTCGGGATCCTCGTCCTTTGCCCGGCCGTAACGAATCGCTTGTTCGTAGTAGTAATGAAGGATCGCCGATGTATGATCCCCGTACATCTTTTGACGGCTAAGAAACGCGAGCTCTGTCGGGCGGTCAAGCGTCTTCGCCGTTGCGAGGTTGCCCACTTCTGCGTCACCAGCAAGGATAGTGTCCGGCAAGTCCATTGCTGCGCCGACCATGAGGCGTGAAGGCCGCGCGTCTTCTGCTGATGTAGTAGCGCCTGACTTCCCGATCGGGTCGAGTCTGTCGCCATCAGTTCCGACGAACACAGAGCCTGCCGGCTTCGCAGGATTCGTCTCCGTCGCTTCTGTCTCGCTGAGTGTTGACTGGAAACGTTCTCGTGTTCTTCTGACCTTCGATCCTCTGACGCTAACGCGCCACGCAAAGCGCGCGAGTGCCGCCACAATGGTGTGCCAATCCTCAAGGAACTTGCGGTAGGCCCGCGCCCAGTCAAGCGCGGCATACGTCTCCGGCACACCGAAGAGCATATTCTTGCGCCCGCCTGTGCGCTGATGGATGATCGGTGCTTCCCAGTAAATGGGTATGCCGCCCGCTTCCCTCGGTCTGTGTCGCGGCATGTAAGTGTAGTCGGGGTAAAGGGCCTCACCCGATCTCTGCACGACGCGCCCGAGTTCCATCTTGAACTCTTCGACGGTCCAGCATCGCCGATAGAACCAAACCTCTGTGTCATCGTCCGGGCTCGTTATGATCTCCCGAATCTGAGACATCGGCACTGAACGAACACGCACCATCCCATCCTGCGGGTTAGTGAACATCGCGAAGAAGGTATTACCGTCGCACTGCTGATCTATGTCGGTGAGCAGACGGGCCTGATGACTAAACAGAGACGCTTGGTTGCCACGCTCATCGAGAAACGGTGCGACGTACTGTTCTTGAATCGCCTCGTTTCTGGACTGTATCGACATCCCTTGAGCGAACGTGTAGTAGCCTCGCACGTTGACCGCACGTCTAATCAGAGGATGCGACAAGTACATGGCGCCGCTGATGGCTATGAGATCGTCCAAGCCACCGCGTGTGAAGTCCTGCTCCATGCGTGTGGTAAGGCGAGCCCACCCCTCATCCACGAGCTGTGCCTCAAGGTCACGCACGGACTCTTCCAGATGCTCCGTCTGAAACCTCAACTGCAGGGCCTCATTCATCGCCTCGCGTACGTGCGCGCGCGTCCTGCGTGCTGTCTGCCAGTCAGCGATGATGCCCATGAGGATGTCCTACTCTCGTCGCGCCGATGCCGCGATCGTACAGCGTTGTCAAAGTCGCGGCGTCAACACGCCGGCGGTTATCTCAAACAGGTTACAAGTTTGCAACCGATACATTTGAGCCTTTGCCGTCGCTCTCGAATACCCGCGTGACTGAATCATCTTGCCCACTTCAACAAGACTAATCGGCGATGCAGCAAATACATACTCCAAAATCCAATGTATTGGCCATGCATACTTTTCTTGCAACGCCTTGACGGGCACCTTGCAGTGTCTGATATGCTCAGCCAATTTTGGTGACGCGGGGTATTGTAAAATTGCAGCTTCTCTCCGAGCGGGAGGTCTACAGTTGGTATAACAACGTAAGCGGAAGCGGCACTCAGGAACCCCAGCAATCCATTTTCATAGTACTCTTGCCCAGCGTGGATCTCAAACGCAGCCCCCTCCAATGACACGCGCGTTTGCAATTGAGCCACTACCCGTTGGCTCCATTCACGTTTCTCAGCAATGGTAAAAGTCAGCAATGTTGTGTCATAGGGCTCAATGACCTCATTAGGTTCCAAAACGCCATGATGCGCTGACAAGATCAACCAGCGTTCGCAGGAACGTTCCACATACTCACGAGCCCCATGAAACAAAGGAGAACGATACATAGCACCCGCAGGTCTTGCAGTTCTATGCTTGCTCTTGACACACCCAACAAGTCCTATCACACCCGTGCCCCTATTCGCTCAGGTTCATAGTTGTCCTCTTCAATTTGACCGCCGTGTGGCGTGAGCAGGAGCCATGTCACAAGCCACGTCAAGGCGTCCACTCGATCAGGTGATCTTTCCTCACCCGGAACCCATGTACATTGCTGATCCTCAAGCTCTGCGAATGAGCCGACGTGGTGAACGTACGCCGGTCGTCTGTCGTTACCGTACAACACAGCGACCGGCTGAGCACGAGTTTGCTTGCCGCGTGACGCCCACACTTCCTCGAACGGCACCTGAGGATTGACGGTACGAATGACGTGCTCCACCATCTCGCCACCGTTGTTAGTCTCACCTATGACTGCGTCAGCACGATTGCGTTGGTACCCGAGGACCGCACGTTCGCCCCACTTGTCAGGCGGCAGGTGGCACGTCAGGTCCTCGAAGATGTAGGCGTGTCCATCAACGCCAAGGCCACCAACCATAATGCCAGTGTCTGCTGCCTCGGGTCCTGAGGTTGCCGCGGGGTCGATCGCCACACCCATGAGCACGATCTCCGGGACGTCTTCCATTTGTCGGCGACCCGCGTCGATGTATCTGCGCAGCCACAGCGCGCCCTCAACGTCTTCGAGCAACTCACCGTCGAGCTCTTGACGACCGAGGCGGGTGCCAGCGTAACGTGCCTCCATTCTTCTGCGCCAAGACTCGGCGTTATATGGGTTGGCACGGATGCCTATGCCAGTCACCAAGTCCGTGCCGGGTTCGCCTCGGATCTCACGGTACTCTCTGGTGTTGCGCGGCGTCGTGCTGGCGATCGCATGAGGATGAGCACCGAGACGGAGGCCAAGCTGTGCCTGATCCCATGCTCTTCTCAGGTGAGGATTGGCCGCCATCTCCTCCCACCAATCAAGGTGACGGTTGCCGCCTGCTCGAAGGCGCTCCACGTCACGCGGTGAGTGCGTGCCTATCACGAGCGCCTCACTGCCGTTGGGCCATATGACCTTCGCACCACCGACGGCTGACCCGAGGAACTTGACATCGGGGTCCATCGACTTGAGCCCGGACGGCCCCTCGATGCAAGCCTCCACGGCGTCGCCAAGTGTCGGCGCTATGATGCGCCCACGGAGCCCGGGATGCTGCCGCATCTTGCCAGCGAAGTAACGTGCGCAAGCCTCGGTCTTGCCAGCGCCTCGTCCAGCCTCAAGCAGCCACAGATCACGAATGATCGCTGGCGGCACTTGATGCGGCAGTGGAGGTTTACGCCCCTCAGGTTGCCAGAGCTCAGTCGGCGGGCAAAGCCCCGCGATGAGCGCCTCAGTCGTTCCCGGCGGGAGTCCACTCAACGGTAATGAACTCCTTACCTGCGTCCACTCTCTCCGAGTAAGCGCGCCAGAACGGATTGACGGTGTGTGAGTGACCGCATGCTGGACACGGGTTCATGTGCAGCGACGTTGGGTACCGTCTGCCCTTCGGGATCTGCACGCTGAGCATGAGCCGCACAACCTCGCCCGTTGACGCACAGCGCCCCATCGAGCAACCATAGAACCCGACCTTCGGTGTGCCGTGCGTGAAAGTAGCGATGCTATTCACGGTTCTTCCTCTTCTGCCTGTACGCTTGCAAGCGTATGCCCCCGCACCACGCGCAAACACTGTGTGCAACGTCCACGAGGCGTCCAACAAAGCCCATGCTCTGAGCACCAACGAAGTTGACACTTATCCAGAATCCACCGCAACGGGTTCATGCCGCCCCATCAAGCAGGCCGCTCCGCTCCATCATCGGTGTCTCAAGCACGAGCATGTGCTTCCGCATGGCGCCCGGGATCTTCGCTCGCTGCTCATCGGTGAGCTCAAGTTCCTCAAGCACACCCTCGAATGCGGGTATGAGTGAACCCGCCATGCCCTGTGCGACCTGCGCGAAGCGATCATCCACTCTCGCGTCGAGCACCATCTTGCAGAAGCGCGCGAGGCGTTCGAGGCACTCCTGTCGGATGCGAATCCAGATGTGCAGTTCCTTGATGTGCTGCCGCGTCTCAGTTGACCAGCCCTCAACTTCCTGCTTTTCCACGCTGGACTCAGGGGCCACGATGAGGTCATCTGCGTGCAATGCGTGGACTCTCGCTTCGGCATACATCACTTCGCCAGCGGTGACGTAACAGCAATGCATGAGTCCCTCAAAGGGAGTGATTCTGAGCGGGGCACCCATCGCCTGTGCCATCGCTCGACCGGCAGCCAGCGCAGCGGCTTCGCTCGCGCCCCCGTGCCACTTGCAGGCACCGTAACCAGGATGCTCAGTGCCCATGCCTGCCTTACTCCTGCAACGACGGCCTTCACCGATTCTCGCGTTACAGTAACCGCCTCTGCCGATCTCGGGGTCTGCGCGTGATTGAGGGGTGCCGGCCATGAGCTGCCATGGATGATATCGCAATGCGACGATCAGCACAGGGACTACAAATCAGTGTCTGGTCAGTGAACCGCGGCTGATCGAAGTTTGTGCCCCGACGCACGCGGAGGCGATGGTGACAGGCATACGCGCGCGTGAGGACGGTTGGAAATTCCAACCAGTGACTAGGGCAAACGTTACAGGCTCTTTCGGTCAAACGACCTAAAACCCCTGCAAATACGCACTTTGTAACACATAACGCTTCGTAACGTGGAAAACGTCTAACACATCATGCGCGGATAGACAAAAGGTAAATATGCACGTTACGTTCCGTTATCCGTTACAAGTGTCTCGTAACATTTGATACATGCTGCATAAAACCCCTGCAAATCGCGTGGGTTACGCATACTGCTCTGTAACGCATGAATATCGGGTGACCTCGACAGTGACTGCATTGACGCCTCGGCGTGCGATATGATGCGTCGTGCAGCGTTGGTGACAGCTCGGGGTGCCAGGAGTTCCTGGGTCATTCGATATACTCGACACCGACAAAGCCGGGCTGCCACGAGCGCTGCTTACACGTCGCGTCTAAAGGGGGAGCTGTTGCTGCAAACGCGCAAGTGTCCTACTCACGGGCACGTTGACATCTCATGTTATGAGGAGGCACTGAGCGAGGATCCTCACTCCTGTCCAGTGCCAACATACCAAGAGGAACCCTGCGGGCAGGAGCTTGAACCCCGTGTTCGTACGTGGGTCGAGCGCATAGACCGTGTGTAGGGGACTTAGGATGCCAGCTGTTGGAACGTTGGGGGCTGATAAGTGGCCAGGCTTGGTCAAGCTCATAGAGGAGTGCGGCGAGGTTCAACGTGTCGCAGCGAAGTTGCTTGCCTTTCCTGAGGGAATTATTCCTGGTGAGGACACCGACTGGGCACTTGAGTTGCTTGACGAGCTCGCTGACGTGAAAGCAGCAATTGAATTCGTCATGCTTCGCAACGGGCTTCCTAGAATGAGGATGCAAAGACGCCTCATGGAGAAGCTCAATCAATTTGAAGAGTGGCATGCCATAGAAGCCACTCGCATTCCATGAGCAGCACCAGACGTACGTCGAGCTCCATGCTCGACCACGCGCTCATGTACGCACGAGCAGGGATGCCAGTCATCCCGCTTCACAGCGTCCTCAGTGATGGCTCCTGCACCTGCGGCAAAGCTAAGTGTCACTCGCCTGGCAAGCACCCACGCACTGCTAACGGGCTCAAGGACGCAACGACCGAATCTAGAAAGATCAAGAAGTGGTGGGCACCGTCAAGATGGCCTAACGCTTCGATAGGCGGCGTCGGTGGTCGTTACCTGTGCCTGGACATCGACGCGAAGAGAGGCGGCTTCGCATCACTCACGCGCCTCATCGAGGCGAACACTGCTTTGCCTGAGACAGCGATCGCTGAGTCCGGGCTGCATGACGGTGAGCGTGGGAAGCACTACTGGTTCCTCGTGCCAGACGACCACGAGACGCCAGGCTCGCGTCAGGCCGTGCGTACGGGTATCGACATTCGCTGCGCAGGCGGCTACGCGGTGCTCCCCCCGTCTCAGCACGCTAGCGGGGTCAACTACGAATGGATCACCCCGTTCCGTGAGATCGCAGACGCTCCCACCTGGGTCCTCGACCTGGTGCCCGAGTTCATCACCGGAGACGCAACGTGGGAGCCATCGCCTAACTTCCAGATGAGCAAGCCGGTCAAGGAATTCCTCCGCGGTGACCTTGAGATCGAAGTCGGTGAACAACGTGACTTCCTTGTGGCAGCCGCCCGCTCCGTCCTCACCGAAGGTCACAGCGTTGAGCGCACTACGCAGTTGCTCTGGGAAGGCTATGAGGGTGAGGGTGGCATCCTCGCCTCAGCATGGGATGAGGACGATCCCTGGACACCAGAGGACATCTACGCGCTCGTCAGTGACATCTACCGAAGACCGCCGAACACGCCACTCCAGCGTGACTTCACACGCGAGGACTTCACCTTTGACGACGCAGGCAACGCACGGCGCCTGATCGCTTCCTACAAGCCGGGCCACGTCTTCCACGTCCCTGAGCTCGATCGCTGGTACGTGTGGGACGACAGACTCAAGTGCTTCCAACCGACGCCTGAGTCGACGCTGCGGTCGCGCTGGACGAAGATCACGGAGGAGCTCAGCTCACTCGCGAGACAGGCGCACGACGAGGCCACGGAGAAGGCGCTGCGCACACACGCACGCAACTCACGTATGCGCCCCCGTGTGGAGGCTGCGGTCGTCATGGCCCGCGATCGTGCTATCAAACATGAGTCTCAACTGGACGTTGACCCGTTCCTGTTCGCAGCAGCTAACGGAGTCATCGACCTGCGCACGGGCGACCTCTCGCCTAATGCCCCCGAAGCACTCATCACTCGACGCTCACCAGTCGAATACGAACCTGACGCGCAGTCCTCACTGTTTGACGAATACCTTGAGGCGAGCGTGCCGGACGCTGCGCTGCGCGACTACCTGCAACTCGTGTGCGGGTACTCACTGACGGGCAGTACCGACGAGGACGCATTCTTCTACCTCTACGGTCGCCCGGGTAGCGGCAAGTCAACTTTCACTGAGGCCCTGTCATACGTCATGGGCTCGTACGCTATGAGTGCTGACACGTCCTCATTCATGCGCGACTCTAGACGAGGCGGCAGCGCACCGACCGAGGACTTGGCGCGACTGGTCGGTGCGCGTCTCGTGACGACAGGCGAGGTCGAGCAGAACGAGCGCTTGGCGTCCGCGCTGGTGTCGCGCATCACCGGTGGGGACCCGATCGCAGCGCGAATGCTGTACGGGCGCACGTTCGAGTACTTGCCGAGATTCAAGTTGTGGATCGCAGCTAATCACTTGCCGAGAGTTGCAAGCGCGCGATCAGGCATCTGGCGACGTGTGAAGATCCTGCAGTTCGACCAGGTAGTTCCGAGAGAACGAATTGACCCTCTGTTTCGTACTCACCGAATCAAGGAACCGGAGGTCGCAGCTGCGATCCTCGCCTGGATGGTTGACGGAGCAATCATGTGGCGTAGACGCCACGCACAGGGGCACCCGCTGAGAGAGCCCAGCATCGTCACTGAGGAGGTCGAGCGCTACCAACGTGAGGCGGACCACGTCAACGGATTCGCTGCTGACGCGCTCAGACACTCGAATGACGACAACGACCGAGTCAGCACGTCAACGATGTTCGAGCACTACCTCAAGTGGTGTGACAACGAGGGACGTGAGCGGCGTGAGACGCAGCGAGGCCTCGCCTTGAAGTTGGGAGACCTCGGGTTCGTCGCTAGACCTGCCCGTCTCGACGGGCGAGTTCAGCGCTGCTGGTTGAGAGTGCAGCTGGTCCCGCAGGGCGGAGTGCACTTGAAGCGCAAGCGTTAGTGGATGGGTAATGTGACCGGGCGCGGCTGCCACGTTGGAGTCTGCATCTTGTGCTGCTCCGGTGTGGTCTGCCATCCGCCCGATCACATGACGTACATTAGAGCTCGACGTGCCTCATGTCAAGCGCTTTCGCGCGTCATGTTCTAATCCGGACATCGCTCTTGAAATCAGCCTCTCGATGTGATATCCGCGCGCACCCGTCTACCAATACGCAGCGCGCAGCAGAGCATGTGCCGATCAGCATCCAAATATGAGAATCGTAGATTCGCGGTTGACACGTCGCATGGCATGCTATACCTTGTGTTCATCGCATGAATGCACACCAACCGAAGGAGCGAATGCGATGAGCAGAACGCAGACCGCGCAGCGTCAGTCCAGAAAGGCCGAGCAGACCGAGGCCGAGAACAGAGCAGCGGCTGACCGCAAGGCGGCCCGCGAGGCCGAGCGCAAGGCGAAGGCCGAGGCGCGCGCCAAGGCGAAGGCCGAGAGAGACGCCGCCCGCAGAGCTGAGCGCGAGCAGGCCGCGAAGGCCCGCGAGGAGGCGAAGGCCGCGAGGGAGCAGGAGAAGATCAAGGCCAAGCAGGAGCTGATCGACTCCGGCAAGCTCATCGAGCGCGACGGCGTGACGTTTACCGTCGTGGAGCGCGACTCGCCTCTGGAAGTCGAGTCCCGCGCGGGCGAGGCCGTCGAGTACCTCAAGGCGAACGGCACCGTGACGCCCGTCGTCGGGCGCGACCTGGCCGATGAGCTCGGGGGCGGGTGGCCGCAGTGGCTGTCCTTCTTCGCGATGCTCAAGGCCCTCGGGCTCGTGCGCGAGTACCGCTCCAAGACGGGCGAGCGGGGCGGCGCCGGGATCTCGTACCTCTGGATCGGCGACAAGTAGGCGTCATGCGTGCGCTGCGCGTGATCATCATGCTGTGCGGAACAGTGATACTGCTTGTCATTGTGGCAGCGTGTATCATGTACGCCAATGGCACGTTCGACCACGCGCTCGCACCATGGGGCCTCAACGCACACCAGTGCGTGCAGAACGTGTTCGGTACCGTGTACTGCGGTGATGAGATCCCGAGACACTGATGCTTCACTGTGAGGATCAGCGCTTGCACCACCTGGCACGAGGTGCGGGCACTGGGGGACTGATCCTCACGGGGGAGCCTGGCAACTGACGATCGGGGGATAGTCCGGTCGCCAGGCAATGGGAGGGCCCGGGTTACGCGCGAGTTGGGGGACACGCGCGACCCGGGCCCTTCAACTTCATCCACAAAGGAGCTGGTCACCAATGGTGACAAAGTACTCACGGCAGCAGCTGCTCCCTTTGATCGGGAAAAGCATCACTGTCAAACACAGACGAGTTGCCCCCGGCGGGAGAGGCGAGACGGAGCCTTTCGAGCTCACGTCAATTCTCGTGGACGTCGGCGAGTGGCACATGTTCCTCCGCAGAAAAGCGAGAGGATTGTCCGGTGCCGGTTACTCAGCGATCAAGTTGGACGCGATCCTCGACGTGACCTGGACGGAGACGGTCACGAAGAGCCTGGACGACGAGGGATGAACGACGCGGGGCCCCGTTCCAACTCGCAGAAGAACGGGGCCCCTTGTATCGCGTCGCGCCGGAGTGAGGACCGGCACTCGGGGGGTCGCTGCTCACCTGGCTCCCGGCCGGCGCAAAGGAGACACCGGTGATCGGTCTTTCGTGGACTCCCGTCCACCAGGCGATTCGCTGACGTGACGGGCGGTGTTGAGAGATCAGCCCGCCCCGCTGCGCACATCATACAGCACGCGCCGCGGCAAGGCAGAGCACTCCGAGCGCGCGCCGAACGCTGCGCGGTTGTGTCACGGTGCTGCATGCTGTATGATGAGCGTGAGAGGTCGTTCCACGCAGCCACAAAGGACTACGCATGAAGATCGAGGGGCTGCCCCGCGAGGGCACTTACAGAGTGGCGATCGCATCGTCACATGAGGACATCAGCAAAGTGACTGAACGCCCGTTCTGGCGCGTGTCCATGGTGATCCTCGGCGGTGAGTTCGAGGGCGCTGTCCTGCACACAGCGTTCAGCGACGCGCAGAAAGCCTCTCATCCATGGATTGACGTGGTGGAACACCCAAGAGACTTGCCGGGTGAGATATGCCTGGCACATGTGAGACATGACGTTGGGCCAGGTTCAAGAACGTTTGCCTGCGTGAAGCGTCTTTCACCCATCGACGTGCCAGAGAGCATTGAACGCTTCGGACGGATGTACCGCCTTATGCCAGGAGCTACGGCGTGAGCATCGTTCACAGACTCCCCCACCCGCTCGCTCAGGCGTTGAATGTCCTCGGTGACCGCACGACACTGCTCCTCCTTGGGGCGTGCTATGAGGAAAGACGGCGCCTGAGCGAGCTCCACTTCATGTTCCGGGACATCTCAAGAGGCGCGCTCGACACGGCGCTGAGACATGCCTGCGAGCATGGACTTCTGGAGCGTAGACGCTTCAACGAGTCCCCACCGCGCGTCATGTACGAGGTCACGCATCTCGGCAGAGAGGCTTTCCTCACCGTTGGGTTCGAGATGTCCCGCTTTGGTGAGATGCTCATGCGTGACCGTGGCGACGAGCTGCCGCACAACTGCGAGAGAGCACTCGAAGCACAACTCGCAGAAGCAGGCTCGCCAGACCTCAAGCATCCGACATGGCAGACAGGCACGACGCTGGAGTGCCCATGCGGCAGGGTGTACGTCCACATCTGCAACGAGGTTGAGGGTTGCGGGTGGGAGCCGATCGAGCAGGTGACCGGCATGTTGCGAGAGGCGCTCGTAACATGATCGCACTCCGTCAACGTCAGCTGCCGCAGGTCAACACCGAGCGCCTGTTCTCCGCTATGAGAGCGTGGTTGGTCACGCACGAACAGGAGCTCGGTCACACCGAGGCGCAGGCGCATAGCATGGTCGCTCGCATGCCGCGCGTTAAGGTCATGGCGAT